AAAGATGATCAAGGAAAGCTAGATCAAGACACTAAAGAAATATGTCCTGAATGTGGCCAAGTTATAAATGGATAAAGGATTATTTATAGACTATTGCAGTTATGAAGCTTCTAAATATGCAGTATTAAATTATCATTATTCTAAAGCTATGCCATCTGGAAAATTAGTTAGATTTGGAGTGTGGGAAGATAAAGAATTTATAGGCTCGGTTTTATTCGGTTCTGGGGCTAATCCTAATATGTCTAAAGTAGTTAATCTTACACCTTATGAAGTATGTGAATTAGTTAGAGTTGCTTTAAATAAGCATAAAAACCCTGTTTCTAAAATAGTTTCATTTTGCATGAAGAAGTTAAGAAAAGACTTTCCTAATATAAAAGCAGTAGTAAGTTATGCTGACCCCATACAAAATCATAAAGGAAAAATATATCAGGCTATGAATTGGCTTTATTTAGGCGAAACTAAAACTGCTACTCACTATATGCTAGATGGTAAATTTTATCATTCTAGATCACTTAATCAAAAAAATAGAGAAAATGAGACATTTGATAGGAGTGCTTATGAAAAAGTTTATTTAAAAAAGTATAAATATATTTACTTATTTGATAAAGGATTAAAGAAACAACTAAATGAAACATTAAAACAATATATTGCGTAGGCTTTAGAAAGGCTAGATGGTACCCCCATTTAGATAGATGGTGCAATTCCAATCCCTACGCTCCACACTTGAAATTAAACTAAAAAAAGACATAATAAGCTATATGGCAAGACCACTAAAAAAAATAGACCCTGAAGCAGTAAAGAAATTAGCGCAATTACATTGTACTTTTGAAGAGATCGCAGAATTTTGTGAGGTTTCTACAAAGACTTTACAAAGGCATTATGTCCACCTTATAAAAAAGGGGCGAGAGATGGGCAGAATTAGTTTAAGGAGAGCACAATTTGAAAAAGCTTTATCAGGTAATGTTGTTATGCAGATATGGTTAGGAAAGCAACATTTAGATCAAAGAGATAAGATAGAGCAAACAAACTTTAATGAGCCTTTACCATTAATTATAAATGCTAAACCAGAAGAAATAGAAGATGGCAAAAAAAAAGGGTAATGTCTTTGGTGCTGTAATAGAGTACACTAAAACAGAAAAAGGTACATCTATAGGAAGAAGACCTATAACTTCTACAATGAATAAAAATACTAGAAGACAAAAAGGTAAAGGGAAATATCGTGGACAAGGTAAGTAAAAAATTTTAAGATATAAAACTTCAAATTACAAACATAATATGATATTTAGTTTTTTATGGCTAAATATAAAAACAGAACTGTTAAACTTAACAAACCTATGCGTGGAGATGTTAAGAAGTTTAAAGTCTTTGTAAAGAATAGAAAGACAGGCAGAGTAGTCAAAGTTAATTTTGGCGATAAGAAGCTATCTATTAAAAAGAATATTCCAGCTAGAAAAAGATCATTTATGGCAAGATTTAGACCTATACTTGCTAAAGCAAGAAGATCAGGAAAACAAATAAATACAACTCCTGTATATTGGGCAGTTAAATCATGGCAAAAAAGTTTTAAAATTTAATTTATGAGTATAAATATGAACTATTATTTTACAGGAATATTAATTATTCTATTCTGTTTATTATGTATGGTAGAACCAGCATATCCTGATAGTACACAAACGAATAATAGTGGCTCAAATACTGCAATTGAGGGTGGCTATACCTCTACCTCTAGCACAACTTTTCAATCTGGGTCATCATCTAATACAACTACAAATTCTACTAGCAATAGCAATATTAAATCTGCACCCCCTACTGCTTCTGCACCCTCTTTTTCTGCTCAAAGTCAAGATGTATGTGCAACAGGAGTATCAGTAGGAATACAAACATTTGGTACAGGCTTTTCTGGTGGTAAAACTAATAGAGATATGAATTGTGAAAGAATTAAATTAGCAAAAGTTCTTTATGACTTTGGAATGAAAGTAGGAAGTGTGGCTTTATTATGTCAAGATGAAAGAGTATTTGAAGCTATGATTAATGCTGGCACACCTTGTCCTGTAGATGGTAAGATAGGTAAAGAAGCATTAAAGATTTGGAATAGATATGAATTTGAAAGACCAGATTATGAAACTTACGTAAAAAGAATCAAAAAAAGAGCAAAGATTGATAAGAAGATTAATAAAGCAGAAGCTAAAAAATTAGAATTACATACAAAATGACAAGGAAAACTAATACAATGTTAATAGGCTTATTAGGTACAATTCTAATGGGTTTAGCAACATGGACATTAGTAACACTTATGGAACTTCAAATTTTAGTTAATATGATTCAACAAGATTTAATAAGTATTGATAAACAATTCGGCAGAGTTTATAACTTTATAGATTCAGTAAGAAACTAATGATTTGGTTAATAATTTTTATAGGAGTAATGGCATATGCAGTATATCGTATCAATCGTTTTGCTGATGATATTAACCCTCGGAACTTCTTTAGCAGAAGAAAAGACGACAAATAATTTAATTACTAATGGTAATTTTGAAACAGGAAACTCTAATAGTTGGACTACTAATGGAGATGTTCAAGTATTAAATGATTGTTGTACCCTTAATAATATTCCTAGCAATTATGATTTAGAGTTTGGAGATAGTGGTTCAATAGAGCAAGAATTTAATTTAAGTACAGATACAATTACACAAGATATGCTTAATAATGGAATTACATTAGATAGCACAGTAGAAGTACAGAATGGAGAATGTGCTGTTGCTGGTTGTTGGGGTGGAAGTGGTGGAGCAGATTCATTTACAATAGTTCTTAAAATAAAAGATGCAGATGGCAATGTTCTTGCTACAAGTACAAAGATTAGAACAGATGTAACAGGAATTAATGGTGCTAACTTTATAGATACTTTAACCTATAATGGCCAAAACTCTAATTTAGGAAATCTTAACATAGCTGGAACTGATGCTAATGCTCCAGCAAATCTAGGTGGTGCTAATGTAGATAATATTTCTGTTACTATGACTTATGACGATACAGTTATTTCTAATGAGATTATTGAAGAATTAGAAAATGTATTTGAAGATTTAAAAGAAGAAATATTTGAAGAGTTAGAGTTTAAAGAAGAATTTACATTTAATGAAGAATTTACTTTCGAAGTAGTTCAAGCACCAGAAATTAAAGAAGAATTAGAAATAGAGCAAATAATTGAAGAGTTATCTATGCCTGAAAAAGAACCTGAAATAATGGAAGAAGCAGAAATTGTAGAAGAAGTTATAGAGGAAAAGCCAGAAGAAGAAGTTATTACAGAAGAAATAATTAAGGAAGCTAAAGAAGAAATGCCTGAAGAAATTAAAGAAGAAGCACCAGAGCAAATGGCAGAAGAAAAAGAAGAAGAAATTATAGAAGAAACTAATGAAGAAACACCTACTAAAGAAGTTAAAACAAAGGTAGCAAGTAAGAAAACAAAGAAACCTAAAATAGATAAGATAATGGCAAAAGTAGATGAACAAATTAAAGATAGTGCTAAAAATTTAGTTATTAAAAATATAATTAAATTAGATGCTATGCAGAATGATCAAGCTTCTCTAGTAGCTTATAATAATACAGAGTTTTATAAGCCTAAAGATATTTATTTGAATCAGATAGAGATATTTGATAATAGGTCTATATATGCTAATATTGATTTAGTTAAATATACTGCTAATGATATAATGGAAGTTAAGATAAAAAAACTAAATGAAATTAAGTCTAAAAAAAGGCTATTACTTTTAGAATTACAGGAGTTAAAACAATGATGAAAAAGATACAAGACAATCTAACAAATATAGTAGTTATATTAGGACTAATAGCTTCTATAGGTGCTGGATTTACAAAGTTTGCTAATATGGAATCAAGTATAGAGCAATTAAAAAATCAAACTGCACCTGATACTACAGGAATAGAAACTAATGCTTTTGCTATAACAGATATTAATACAGATATAGCAGTAATAAAACAAAAGCTAGAAACACATGGCCATAATAATGATCATGCTCATGATAATACTGATATTAAAATTTTAAAAAAAGAAATAGAAGTGTTAAAGCTAGAGATACAAGAGTTAAAAGAATCATCTAAAAACCCATTAAGCTAATGAAATTTATTTTAGCTTATACTATTTGCTCTGCTATGACAGGCTTTTGTAATACTCCTGTAGTACACCCTACAAGTTTTAATAGTTGGACAGATTGTACTAAACATGGTGCAGTTGTAACTATAAAGGTCACTAACGAATTTCAAGAAAGATTTAACAAGGAAAAATTATACATTTCGTATTTCTGTAATGAACATAACCCTGACAAAACCACAACTTGAAGTAAATAATTCAAAAGCTAGATTTAGAGTATTAATAAGTGGTCGTAGATTTGGTAAAACATATTTATGTATTACTGAAATGATGAAGTATGCAACTCAAGTAAATAAAAAAATCTGGTATGTAGCACCTACATTTAAGATGGCTAAAGAAATCGTATGGTCTAAACTTAAAGAAATGTTATCTGAATTTAATTGGATAGAAAATATTAATGAATCTAATATGACTATTACTATTAAAAAAACAGGAAGTAAAATATCTTTAAAAGGTTGTGATGCATATGATAGTTTAAGAGGAGTAGGATTAGACTTTCTTATACTAGATGAATTTGCAGATATTGAAGAGAAAGCTTGGACAGAGGTATTAAGGGCTTCTGTATCTGACACAGAGGGTGATGTACTTATGTGTGGTTCTCCTAAAGGTTATGGTAATTGGTCATATAGAATGTATCTTAAAGGACAAGATCAAGATAAAGAATGGGATAGTTTTCAATTTACTACTTTACAAGGTGGTATGGTTTCTGCAGAAGAAATAGAACAAGCTAAACAAGATATAGATATTAGAACTTTTAGACAAGAATTTGAGGGTACATTTGAGAACTATGCTGGAAGTGTCTATTATAATTTCCACCCTGTTGAAAGTGTAGTTAAGAAAGAAATAGATTGGACTAAACCTTTACATATAGGAATGGATTTTAATGTGGACCCAATGAGTGCTTGTGTAGGGCAAATAGAGAAAGATAAAATATATTTTTTAGATGAAGTAATTATTTATTCTAGCAATACTGATGAAATGGTAGAAGAAATAAGGAATAGATATGGAACAAAGATACCTATATTTATTTATCCTGACCCAGCTTCTAGACAAAGAAAGACATCTGCTGGTGGTAGAACTGATTTAAGTATTTTACAAAATGCTGGATTTAAAGTTAAATGTAAATTAAAGCACCCAGCTGTCCGAGATAGGATAAATGCTGTTAATAGCAAACTAAAAGATTCAAATGGTAATAGGCATATTTTTGTTTCACAAACTTGCAAAACTATTGTAAAAGGATTACAACGACAAATATACAAGGAGAATACGAATATTCCTGATAAGGAAGATGGCTATGATCATATGAACGATGCAATAGGTTATATGGTTGATTTTTTAAAACCTCTTACTACTCAGGCAGTATTTTCTAGACCAACAAGATGGACAATGAAGTAATTTATGGCATATACTAGAGATCAAGCAATAGAAACCCACAAAGACTATTCCGAAACAATAAATAATTGGGAGTATTATATTAGATCATATAATGGTGGCTATGACTATATGATCGGACAATATCTAAATAGATATAATTTAGAATTAGATAATGAATTTAATCAAAGACTTGCTAATACACCATGCGATAATCATTGTAAGAATATAATTCAAATTTATTCATCATTCTTATTTAGAGTTAGACCGAGTAGAGATTTTGCAGATATGCAAGATGAACCTAGTTTAGAACAATTCTTAAAAGATGCAGATTTAGAGGGAAACAATTTAAACTCTGTAATTAAACAAGCACAAAATTATGCTTCTATTTATGGTCATTGTTTTATGGTTTTAGATAAACCTAATGTAACTACAAACACTAGAGCAGAAGAATTAGAACAAGAAATAAGACCTTACTTATCTATTATAACTCCTGAAAATGTTTTAGATTGGAATTTTCAAAGACAATTAAATGGTAAGTATGAATTAAATTATTTAAAAGTAAGAGAAGAAGTAGATCGAGAGGGTGGAACATATATGCGAATATGGTACCCTGATAGAATAGATACTATTTACATGGCAGAAAGAGAAGAACCAAGATTAATAGATACTGTACCTAATGCGATTGGCAAAATACCAGCAGTTATTTTATACAATTCTAAATCTCACAAAAGAGGAATTGGTCAATCCGATTTAACAGATATAGCAGATTTACAAAAATCTATTTATAATGAGTATTCAGAAATGGAACAGTTAATTAGATTAACTAACCACCCATCATTAGTTAAAACTCCTAGTGTTAATGCTAGTGCTGGTGCTGGTGCAGTTATAGAAATGCCTGATGAAATGGAACCTAACTTAAAACCATATTTACTACAACCATCTGGTCAGAACTTACAAGCGATAATGGATTCAATAAATAATAAAGTTCAATCTATAAATAGAATAGCACACACAGGAGCAGTAAGAACAGAAAAGACAGGCATAACATCTGGTGTAGCTTTACAAACAGAATTTGAATTATTAAATGCAAGACTATCAGAGAAAGCTGATAACTTACAAATAGCAGAAGAACAACTATTTAGATTATATGCTTTATTTCAAAATACTAAATTTGATGGAGAAATTAATTATCCTGATAGTTTTAATATTAGAGATTATGCTACTGATCTTATGTTCTATCAACAAGCTAAAGCAGTAGGTGTTGAATCTCCTACATTAAGTAAAGAAATAGATAAAGAAATTGCTAGAGCAGTAGTAGATGATGATGAAAAATTAAATGATATATTTGATGAGATAGAAAGTAAATCTGAAGTAGGGGAATTTACACAAGATGAACCTCAACAAGAAATTCAAGAAGTAGAACAAGAACAAATTTAATGAATGTCCGATATAGTAAAAGATGCTACACTTTACAGAATCAAGCAAATAGAACTTGCTGAAGCACAATATTATAAATCTTTAATAGCAACATTAGACAGAATAGAAAGAGAAGTAGTTTCACTTGCTGGAAGATTACCTACACAAGATGGTAAGCTAATAGAATTACAATCTGCTATTGCTATTAGACCTAGAATAAAATTTATTTTAGAAAGAGAATATTTAGCATGGTCAGATACAGTAGTTCGAGAGGGTTTTAATAAGCAAGCTAAAAGAATAGAAAAAGCATTTAAAAGAATAGGTAATATTCCTATAGAATTTCAAGAACTTACTAAAGGAGATTTAGCTTTAGTTAAAAATTTAAAACAACAATATTTTACACAGTTTAAAGATGTATCTAATACATTTACTAGAAGATTATCAGAAAAGGTTTATCAGAATACTCTTGTAGGTTCAGATTTTACAGTATTAGAAAAAGAATTAAGGCAAACTATTAATGGTATTTATGCTAGTGCAGATGACCCAGAAGCACAGAAGCTTATAGATTATATAAACAATAATAAGTTTAATAAGTCTAAAAGAGCAATAGTTAATCAAAAAATA